CCCGCCCCCCCCCGGACGGGGGGCTATTGCCGCTACCCACCCCCCTCCTGGTCTGCGATATTTCAAAAGGTTGAAAAAAGGGTTAAGATTCTGGTCCATGGGGCATCACGGTGAAGAGTATCGGCGGAAGACTGAAGAGCTTGCCATTGAGCAGGCGGGGAATTCTTCGATCAGATTGCTTGAAACTCCGCAAAAACGTGTGAAAGATTCGTCTGTCGATCTTCTATCGAGGATTTTGAAAATGGCCGAATCTGGCGAAGTCACCGAGGTTACGATTCACTACCGAACCGCAGATGGGAATCATTTCATAGCAGAAAGCTTTACGTTGAATCGACATGAAGCTTCCGGGTGGCTTCTCGATATGGCGATTGAAAGACTTCGGTGAGCGAATCGAAAGAGAGCACGCTTCGGCAGATCAGCGAGGATCGGGCGCTGGCGTCGGGCATGATCTTCCCGCATCGGCACCGGCAGCAGACTCCTGAATTCCACGTTTCGATAATGGATTGCTGGAGGTCGGCTGATCCGCTGGTTTCGATTCAGGCATTCCGCGAAGGTGCGAAGACAACGCTGTCGGAGGAGTTTTTGCTTCTGGAGGCGCTTTTTGCGAACTTCCGCTACCTGCTGATCTTCGGCGAAACGTACACGAAAGCCTGCCAGCGCATCGAGGCGATGAAGTACGAATTGTCCACGAACATGAAGATTTACACGCTGTTCGGGAAGCAGAAGGGAACCACTTGGAGCGAAAACAAGATCGTTTTGCCGAACGGGGTTTGCATTGAGGCGCACGGTTGGGAAGAGGAAATTCGGGGATACAAGTATTTGCAATACCGCCCTGATCGCGCTTATCTTGACGACATCGAAAATAAGACGCTGGTCAAGGATTCCGAAACGGTTCAGGCGCAATGGGCCAAGCTGCATACCGAACTGATCCCGGCGATGGATACCGAACTCGGCAAGGTTCGCATGACAGGTACTCCGCTGGCAGATGATTGCATGATGGTGCGGGCGCACAATTCAGAGAATTGGACTTCTGGCAAGTTTCCGATATGCGAAGGCGATATTGATTCGCCGGATGCGGTTGCCGCGTGGCATGGGCGCTACCCGATGGAGTGGATTCGCAACAAGCGTGATCAACTCGCATCCGAGGGAATGCTCAAGCAGTTCAACCAGGAATACATGCTCATTCCGGCTGGCGCCGCCGGCAAGCCGTTCACTGAAGACATGCTGGTCTTTGCCGACGTCGGTCCGACGATGTATTCGCCGAAGGTTGCGATTATCGACCCGGCCCGGACGGTGGATGTTAAAAAGTCCGATCAAACAGGGCATGTGGTGGTTTCTCGAATCGGAACCAAGATTTACGTCTGGGAGTCGAACGGCCAGTTTTTGCAGCCGGATGCGATTGTTTCTCTGGCCTTCGACGCTTCGGAGCGGTATGACGATTGCGACGTGACGATTGAAAAGAACTCGCTGGACGAATGGCTGCTGCAACCGATCCGGGCGAAGATGCTCGATACCGGTTCAATGCTCACGGTCAAGCCGGTCAACGCGCCGCAGGACCGCGACAAAGATCAGTTCATCATGGGGTTGCAGCCATTTTTCATTGCTGGCGATGTTGTCTTTGTCGGCGGTCGGGCGCGGCACAAGACTTTGGTTTCCCAACTTTTGAACTTCCCATCTGGGAAAAAGGACGTTTTGAATGCGCTTGCGTACACCCCGAGAGTATTTTCAGGAACTCCGATTTATGGAGATTTTTCTGTTTCTAATATCGTTGACAGATACGTCATGCCGCGCACCGCAGTGCTGTTGCTCGCCGCGAATTCGACAGGCACAGAAACATGCGCCGTTCTGTGTGCGCTCGATGGACAATACCTGACGGTTTTGGCCGACTTCGTTTCGCCGCTCATGCCATCCGAATGTGTGCCCGATATGGCGAAACTTATTCGGGCCGTCTATCCTGGCAAGCAAGTCACCGCCTGGGTTCCGGCAGACGTATTTGATCAGATTGGCCGCAATCCGCTGGTCGGCGCACTGAAGGCGGCGAACATCCGGGCGAACCGCGCAGAGCATTCTGTGATGTCGCGCTCATCCCTGTCGCCGATGCTGCGCACCGAACTGCGTGGCCGCCACTTGCTGCAAGTCGATTCCAATGCTCGCCACACTATGCAGGCGCTTGCTTCCGGCTACAATTTCCAGACGAAACCGGGCGGCGAGCGCAGCGCGGAACCGGAGCGTGGGCCTGCTCGGACGCTGGCCGAATCGCTTGAGTGCTTGACAACGGCTTTGGATAAGCAGGATAATGCGCCGAAACCGCAGATGAATGCATTTAATGCAAGTGGCATAGCGTATTATTCTGCATTGCCAAAACGCAATTTTTAAAGTAGCATCTGTTTTGTTCACGCCAGGATGGCGTTGACACTTCCCCTTGAGGCGCAATGCCCGCCGGAAACCGCACATGGCAAAGAAGCAATCTGACGATGGCTTGAAGAATCCTGAAAAGGATGAAAAGCCGTCGCCGGACAAGATTGAAAATTGGGCGTCCAAGCCGCGCAGCAAGCCATACAAGACCTGCGAGAAGTTTTACAAGACAATCCGCAAGGCGTTCGAGAACCGGCAAGAAGCCGATACCGCAATTTCCGAATATTGGAACATTTACAACGCAATACCGGACGGAAACCAGAAGTACAACGGGAACGATACTTGCTACATCCCCGCCGTCCGCGATTGCATTCGCGCCCGCTCCAAGCGCGCCCTGAAGCAAAATTTCCCGGTCAAATACAAGCATGTCGATGCTATCGGAACTGACGGTGTTCGTCCTACACCGCAGCTTTCCTTGCTGGAACATTACATCCGCGCCACAAAGCTGAAGTCGATTTGCCGGTCGGTCTACATCGCTGGCGACGTTACCGGGCAGTGGAACATTTACGTTGACTGGATGCATGAAGTCCGCGACGTTTCCGGCATGATCAAGCGTAACCCGGTGGTCGAGCAACTGGACAATGTGGTCGATCCCGAAGTCGAGGAAGAGGAAATCGTTGACGACAAGGTGGTCGAGCAAGGTCCGACCGTTACTGACTTCGCGACCGAGGATATGATTGTCATTCCTCCAACGTGCAACGATATCGAGAAAGCTGCCATCGTCTGCCAGAAGTTGCGTCTTTCCAAGCATCAAATCGAGGAAATGGTGAAGAGCGGCACGTTCGTTCTGCCTGACGGCGCGGACGACGTTGACGAATGGATGGAAACCAAGAAAACCCGTGAGGATAAAAATCCAGAGAAGGCGCGGGTAAGCGATGCCGGCATCCAGACGGAAGGAACGAACAAGTTCGCGCTGATCTTCGAGGCAACTGCCCGCATCGACTTCGGTGATGGAAAGAAGTCTTTGGCGTACATCTATTTCGCCGGCGAGAGCGAAATCATCGGTCTGATCAAGGCGCCGCAGTGGGGGCAGAAGCGCCCGCAGATATCCGCGCCGGTTGACCGCCTGGCAGGATCGTTCCACGGACAAAGCCCGGTTGAGGCCGTCAAGTGGATGCAATGGAGCCTGAACGACACGTTCAACATGGGGCAGGACAGCGCCATGTACTCGAACATGCCGATCACGATGATCGACCCGGAGAAGAACCCGAATTGGGCCACGCTGGTTATCGGCTTGGCGTCGGTGTGGCCGGTGGACCCGAACACTACGAAATTCGCGCAGTTCCCTCCTGTCTGGAAAGAGGCGGTCCAGAATGCCCAGGTTCTTGAACAGCGCATCCAGCAGGCGATGGACGTCAATCCCATGATGATGGGCCAGATGCCAGCGGGCCGGAAGAATGCCAACGCCATGGGTGCGCAGCAACAGGAATCGTCCGTTCCGATCTTGGATCATGCTGAACGCTTCGAGGAAGAGATTTTGACGCCGCTGCTTGAGCGCATGTTTGAGTACGATTGCCAATTTCGAGATGAAGAAATCACCATCCTGACGATGGGAGAGATCGGCGTCAAGGCGCAGATGCAGAAAATCCCTCCCAACCAATGGGGGAATCGGTACTTTTTCCAATGGGTTGGCACCGAGTACGTGCAGAACATGCAGCACATGCAACAGCAAATCTCGACCATGAATGTGCTGCGCGGCATCCCGCCGCAGCAGTTGAATGGCCGGAAGCTGGACATTGCGCCGATCTTGGAGATCCTGACAGACAACGTGTTCGGCAGCGAAATGTCCGGGCGCATTCTGATTGACGACAGGAACAAGTTCACCATCGGGCCGGAAACCGAAAACGAAATGATGATCAACGGAATCCCGACCGAGGTCCATGAAGCTGACAACGATGTTGAGCACTTGCAGGCGCACCACACCGCCGGCGAGAAATCCGGCGACCCGGCGGGCCTGATCAGAAACCATATGCAGGCGCACATGCAGCAATTGCAGAAGAAGCGGCAGATGGCGCAGGCGGCAATGCAGCCACAACCGGGGCAACCCGGCGTACCGGGCGGCGGCGCCCCTGGCGTTGCAGGCACACCGCGCCCAGGCGCACAACCAGCACCAGGCAAGGCCGCGCAGCAGCCAGCCGGAGCGATCCACCCCGACCAGATGGCGGGCGCAACACCACGCGGTTAATTTAATTACTTTGGAGAAATGAAATGAAACGTCTTGCCTTTTTGCTTACATGCCTTGCGTTTTCCTTATCCTCGGCTTTCGCTTGCACCACCGTTTCCGGTATCAGCATCGACGGTAACGGGCCGGTCGTTCAACTGCAATAAGGAGCCGTCATGTCTTCAGCCAACACCACTTCTTACCCGGCCCGCACCATTGGCCGTCTTGGTAACAGCATCGTTACCGACAATTCTTCCGACTTCGGAAAGGATGGGCAACTGCGGAACATCAATGCGATGGTCAGTCAGGCGATCGTTTGCCTGTCTACCGGCTCCAGCACGGCGGCAACCGTTCCGGCGGCCGCCTTTCCCGCTGGCGTCTGGGATTTGCAGGCCGGCGCCAGCGGCGACTTCACGTTGACATTGCCGACCACCGCCGCGCTGCTTGCCGCTTACCCGAACACCATCCCTG